TCGACGCTTCCTATCGGGTGCGCGCAGGCATTCCAGAAACCGACGTCAGGATACTGGTCATTCTTGGACTGACTGCCACTACTCCCGAGCAAGGTGACAAGGTGTTCATCAACGAGGGCTGGTACGAAGTGCGGCGGGTGTTGTCCATCGACCCTGCAGGGGCATCGGCCAGCTTGCAGGCCTACGGAATAGCGAACGGGTAAGATGTGCCGTACCAGGACACGCAGTTCGTCACCACTTTCCAGATCAGCAATCCTCCAGCTGGTGCGCCTCCTGGTTCGCCCGGCACGCCGATGGACATCACAGGCGCGGAGTTCGCTCTGTGGATTGCTACCCTCGATGACAGCGGCAACCCCGACACGGTGCTGTTGCAGCTATCAACCGATCCGGGTGGGGGCCTCTACATCACGAACGCCTCGCAGGGACTGCTGAAAATGGTTCTCACCAAGGAGCAGACAAAGAACCTGCCGCTTGGCACGTTGGGCTTCGACTGCATGCGCACCGACGTAGTTGACCCAGTCACCAGCCAAGCCGAGCCACAGCGCTATTTCGGCGGCGTGATGTATGTGCGTCCGCCGGTGACGGCCTTGCAATGATCATCAATCAGACAGCCTTGCTTGGCGAGCTGCAGCGCAACATCATGCGCAGCGTCGTGCAAGTCACCGAGGAGGTGCGCAACGAAGCCGTGCGCTTGATTACGCATGGGCAACGGACTGGCCGCGTGTATCACCACCACGGACACAGCCATCGCGCCTCGGCCCCCGGCGAGCCGCCTGCCTCCGATACCGGCAACCTGGTCAACTCGATCCATACCGAATACGACGCTGCCACGCTGACTGGGAGGGTGGTAGTCGGCGCTGAGTACGGGCTTTATCTCGAATACGGCACGCAGCACATGGAAGCGCGGCCGTTCATGCGCCGCGCGCTCGCCAGCAAGGAAGCTGAGATTAACCAGCTGGTGCAGAAGGCTGCGGCACAGGTGATCGACCGTTACCGTGGATGAGCACCGCAATCGTACCAGACATTGGTCCCGCTCTGCGCACTGCGCTGCTGGCCAACCAGACCATAGTGAACATTCTGCCGGTGTACCTCGACGTGCCCACCATCTTCACGCGGCGGCCAGTGCCTGCACAGGCGCCGTATCCGATGATCGTGGTGAGTGACGACATCACCAAAACCGACCGTGATGGAGTGCATGACCAACGCCCGTACATCACCAAGGACGTCGTGGTGTACGGTCACAACGACACTGCGGATCATAATCGCGAGGTGATGGACCTCGCCGCCATCGTGTTCGATACCTTTCATCGCAAGCGGAACGCAATCTATGTGGATGACGGCGAAGATTGGTCCGTCACCAGTCTTACTTGCACTGGACCCGTCTCGGCTCCGACTGCGGATGACGAGGTATTCGTAGGACGACTAGTCAGCGTGGTCGCCGAGCTAGGCCGCGCGCTCTAAGGCCAAGGAAAGGAGCTAAGAAATGGCTGGAATTTTCTCTGTTGCCGGTACACTGATGTATATCGGCAACGCGATCAACGCGAAGACCACGCCCTTTGTGGCGGCGGACTTCAATGCCCAATCATGGGTGAAGATTGGCTGGATTGAGAACCTGGGTCAGTTCGGCGACGAGGCCTCGGAAATTGCCTTCTCACCGATTGACGTGAACCGCACCCTGAAGCTGAAAGGTGTGTTCAACGCAGGCACTCTGGCCCTGGTAGTCGGCGAGGACTACACTGATCCTGGTCAGAGCGTGCTGCGCACTGCTACTGGCCTGCCGTTCGACTACTCGTTCCGGGTTATCTTCAACGACATGCCGTCAGGCGGCGTTGCCGGTTCAATTCGCTACTTCATCGGCAAGGTGATGTCGGTTCGCGAGCAGCTCGACACGGTCAACAACGTGATCCGGGTGAACTACTCTATCGGCATCAACAGCAACATCGTTGTAGTGAACGCGCACTAAATGGACTTCCAAGCCGCTCGCCTCGCATTGTTGCGGCAGCAGCTTGGCAAGTCCGCCGAGCTGTTGCGCAAGTCTGGTCCGCTTGATTTCAATCAGGCGCGGCTGGACTTGCTGCGTGAGCGTCTGGCTGCTGTCAGCAAGGGCGATGTCCCCGGCCACGAGTTTCACGGCAACCAGTATGTTGAGGGGCATGGGGAAGGCGGCCATGGCGAAAGCAAACGCGATCCTGTCGAGCCGCACTACGGCCCGGTCGAGCGAGGCAGCTCGCATTCAGCAAAGCTGAACGAGAGCGCGGACAGGATTGCCACGTTGGCGGGGAAGCTGCAGAACGAAGTCAACGATCTGCGGGCGATGCAGCGCGGGGGTGTAGACCAGAACGATTCCGACTTTAAGGACACTCGCAATAGAGTGAGTGTTCTCGGGCACCAGCTGAAAACCGAGAAGGATAATTACAAGTCCTTGTGGAACGCACGGCTGAAAGCGACGGGTCAGAGCAGGTCTGAGCCTGTCACTGGCACGCCCACCGAAGGCCAGCGCGCGCGTGAGGAAGAAATCGCTCGACTTGCTGGTGAGCAAAAGAAGGAAACGACTTTCCAGCCCACTGGCGGGACTGGCTATTGGGAGCGTGTGCAAGCAGCTACCCAAGCGCGCCAGCAACGCTTGGGAATTGGCACTCCTTCAGCAGCGCAGCCCTCTTCGACCGCACACACAGCCACGCAAGCGGCGGCTACCGAGTCTGATATGGGCCGCTTGTCCGAGTCCGTGGATACAGCGCATTCACGCGCTGCCAGCCTGCTGAGCGACTATAAGGAGATGCGGCGCAAGGCGACCCTCATCAACGGCGCCCTGCATCGCGGCGATTACCTCACTGCGGTGAGCCACGCCTCCGACTTTGCCGGTGCGCTGCATACCTTCACGCGTGAGCTGAGAAGTGTGCCGTCTGACCTGACCGACGTGCACTCCAGCGCGGTCAGCCAGCTGAAATCGTTGCGCAACGCGATCCATGGAATTGCTGTTCGGCTCAAGGCTGGAATGGATGCCTTGAACATCGGCTCTGGCACAGTGCGCCACGCTGTGCATCACGGACTGACCAATTGGCAGGGAGTGAGCCGCAAGCCGACATATTACACTGCTTAACAAAAGCCAACGAAGGGAAAGCAACATGGCTGAGAAAGCAAAGGTCTACCAAATCTATCCTCCGGGTTCTGGCGATGTGACGCTGGAGTTGGGCAATCACACCCTGGTGCTCAAGCCCACTCTGCAAGCAGGTCTTGCCATCTCACGCGGCGCGGGTGGCATTCGCGGCGCCATCGACAAGGTGATGGCGATGGACTTGGATACCATCGTGACCGTCATCCGCTTGGGCGTGGGCCAGAAAGAGGCCAAGCGCTATCCCAATCTTGACGAGCTGGTCTATCAAAACGGGTTTTTGGACAGCCAAGGTGAATTGTTGGCCAAGCTAATCGAATACTTGTCCAACATCGCGCGTGGCGGTCGCCCGGCTGAGGAAGCAAGCAGCGATGAGGAGGGTGGGGACACCTCGGACCCTCCGAAATAGCTCGACTACACCGCGAGTACTTCGAGGACTTGCTGCGCTTCTGCGGAGGCTGGAAGGGTTGGACTTCCGAGCAAGCCTTGAACGAAGACCTCTGTTACATCGCGGCAGCCAAGATCGGGCACATCGAAATGCTGCAAACAGTCTTCGGTAAGCCGAAGAACCCTGGGGAAGGCCCGCATCTCAACACCACTGAGATGCCCGCTGACCTTCCCCCTATCACTCCTGACATCTTCGACAAGCTGTTCACGGGTCCACCGAACTGATGGCTCCGGTCAATACCATTGGCTCCGCGCAGATTGAAATCCGCGCCAACCTTGATCGGCTCTCGGAAGGGCTGAGCAGGGCGGAGTCGTTGACTAATCGGTTCCGTGACAGCGCCCAAGCTGGCATGGACAAGGCTGCCGCGTCGGTCAGCGCGGCGGACAAGGCCTATAGCCAGTTCATGACCACCTTGCAGGAGACCGAACGCGCTTACACCGTGCTGCAGGGCGCGCAGGCTCCCTTGTTGAAGCAGCTCTTGGAGACCAAGGACACGACTGACGGCGCCAAAGCTGCGTTCGACAAATACAATCTGGCCGTCACTGGTTCGGCCAAGGGTGTGCAGGAGTTTCAGCAGACCTTCGGCAAAGTCGTCGATATGTTCTCTCTGGTCAGTGATACCGGCTTCGCTCACTGGCTTATTGGCTGGCAAAGTCTCGGCAAGACCTGGACCGACACCGGCAAGAAGATGGTCGACTCGTTGAAGGCGATCACCGAGGCGTCCTCACACGGACTGCCGCTGGACATATTCCAAGGCCTGACCAAGTCGGCGGAACAGCTTGGCCTCAAGGTCAACGACGTGATCGGCGCCATGGAGCGCTTCGACAAGGCCACGGAGCCGGTGCTTGGTGGTGATCCATTCGGGCGGCATCTCACGCAGCTGTCCGCCGAAGGCGCCCTAAAAGACAACGCCGAAGCGATGGAGACCTATCGCTTGGCGGTCACCAACATCCAGAAGTTCGAGGCGGTCAGCAAGCTGATCACCGAGGCCTATAACAAGGGCCAGGTGCTGGCTGCCTTCGACTTGGCCAGCAAGCTCCTGCCGCCTGAATTGTACGAGCGTTTCCGCTCTATGCCCGACCTGCTTGATCGGATGATCAAGAAGGAAAAGGAGGTTGCGGGCGTTTCCCCCGACTTCATCGGTCCGCACACGGAGCAGCAGATCAAGAGCGCCACCGATCGTGCAGTCACCGAGTACGCAGCTAGTCTGCAAACACAGCTCAACGATGCCACGCAGGCGCTAGATAAGATTACGCAGAAGTGGCAGAAGGAATTGGAGAAGCCATGGCTGCAACGGCCGTGGTTCGCTTGGTTCCAAGAGATGCGCGAGAAGTGGGATTACGAATCCCAGCGCATGACCGCGACTTGGAATAAGTTCTGGTTCGGCATCACCGGCAACCGCCCGCAGGCCAGCGCAATCCTGCCCGACCTCTCACCGTTCGAGAAGTTGCTGGAGCGCATCGGCCTCTCCATGCGCAACCTCAACATCCCCGGACTGGACAAGGAGGGTCAAGCCCGTCTTGCGGAAGTCGGTGCTGCGCCGACCGCGGGGCCAGTGTCTGACTTGGCGAAGCAAGCCGAGGCATTGAGAAGCACGCAGGAGTATCTTGACGCTTACACCAAGCTCAAAGTGCTGATCCACGATACCACGCTGGTGGAACGGCAGAACGCAGAGGCGGTGGAAACTAGTCGGCGCGCAATTGGGGAGACCAGCGACGACCTCAGCCTGTTGGGCAAGGCCTATAAGACTGTCCAAGAGCACATCGCCGAAATGAACATGGACTTGGGCAACACCGAGCAGCCCGCTGACCGCAGCGCAGGTGCTCTGGCCAAGATGCGTGTCGAGTACGAGCTGATGGCAGCTGCCCGTCAGAAGCACGGCGGCATCATCCCGCAATTCGAGATCGACCGCATCAAGAGCTTTGGCGAGGCGATGAAGAACGCCGTCGACCAGCGGCAGATGGCGCAGAACTACGCGGCGATTGCTGGCGCTCTTGGTGAAGCCGCCACGCAGACCGAG